TGGATGTCGACGCCGGTAAGGACCAGATCTATTCTCTTTCAGCTTACGCCCGCCGCGATTCGCGCAATAACCTGTTCAATCCGACGAACGGTTCGCTTACAGATCTCAGCCTCACCTACTCCTATACCATTGGCAAGACGGAAGCAAATCCCCGTGACGTGAAACAATATTTCACGCTTGTCTCTTCGTGGCAGCGGTATCAGCAGCCGGATGGTGATACGTGTTGTTGACCTTGTAGTCCGTCCTTGGCGGGTTCAATGCCATAGGCTTTCTCCTAAGCCACGTAGCGCGTTGACGGCGCCAAGCGTGGCACATATTTCAACATAAGGCCCAAGACCCAGATGTCCTCGGTGAACGAAGCGTCCAGGCCAAGGGACTCTCATCCGGTTGACCCCTCATAGGTGACGTAGTAGCTGGACGCTTCGCGCCGGTCACCACGCCCGACAGGCCGTGACTTGCCGAAGTAGCCCAGGTTGTCCGGCCCCATCGTCTGGCGGTCCAGCCGTATGCTGGCCTGGAGCCGCTCCATGAACTTGTCCCATTGCTCGCCCTTCGTGTTCTCCAGATAGACCTCGGCCGCAGCCAGACAGCTCTGCTTGAGCGTCTCGGAGTGAATGGCCCCGCCGACCGGGTAGATGCTCGTGCTGCTGAGCATGTTGGGCATCAGGTAGCACGGATACCGGAGGTTGTACTCCGCGTCCGGGGTAGGCCACAGCATCAGCTCCTTCATCTGGCCCTGGCCGTCCGGGTCCGCGACGGTGTTCACCGCGTACTTGGTCGGTGAGCCGGAGCCCCGCTGATACTGCCTGAGGCGCAGGATGGCCTCGACCTTGCACTTGACCAGCGGGACGCTGCCCTCGCCCTCGTCGAACGTCATGCAGCCGATGACTGCGCCGACGTCGTCCGGCAAGGTGTAGTCCTTCTTGTCCGCAACCGTGGTCAGCTTGCCGTAGGTCCGCAAGAACGACCATTCGTGGCTCTTGCGTTCTCCGGGCAGGGGCGGTGGCCACAGAAATTGCCTGTAGCCGGCCTGTACCTGCTCGTCGATGAGCGTGTAGTTATCGGCGCTCCACCCGCTATAGCTGGCAGGGTCAGACTCCCGCCCCATGCCCAGATAGACCGCGACGAAGTTCATCAAGTCCGACCACTGGATGGTCAGCGTCGATACCGTCATGTCAGTCTCCACTCAACGGGCGGGGCCGGCTGCCAGGCAGCGCGACCCCCCCGCCGAGGAGAAGAAGCCTATATCTCGACGTCGCCCCACATGGCGCAGCCCCACCAGTCCATGCGAAGATCGACCGCAGCAGCGGTGCCAACCTTGCCGGCAAACACCATCCCCATCGCCTCTTCATCGGGGAATGTGGCTGTGGCAATCTCCGTGGCGGTAATGGCCGAAGAAGCCTGCTCAACGCCGTTGAGGTATACCTTGATCCGCTTGCTGCTCGGGAAATCAGGGTCATACCTGAAGCCGAGCTTGTACCAAGTGTCGACTACCGGCACCAAGAATCCTGCCGTTTTGACGGTCTGAGCCTGACCTTCAGCGCGATACACCCAGTCAAGGGCATCGCAGTCCGAGAGATCAACATGGAAACCAAGGAAGCTCCACGCCTGAAGGTCGGCCTCGTCATCCGTGAGGCACGTCGTTTGAGCACAGGTCGCAAACGAGCCTGCGTCATATCCCAAACCAACAAACCATCCAATGGCTTCGTCGGTAATGCTCGCTACGTTGACCCGAGCCTCAAACACCACCTTTCGGGCGTTTGCCGCAGCGTCCGAAATGAGGGCCATCGGCCCGGTTGCCAGAACGCCCTCGTCGTTGTCGGCATCGTTGCCGGTAAGTTCGACAACCCCGGTAGACTGGCTGGCAACCTCCTGGCGAAAGATGACCCCGGTATCGCCATAGACATCATACGGACCAGAAGCCACAGGCGTTTTGCCGGTGTTGATGCCCCACTTGAAGTCATCGAACAAGTAGCTGCCCTTCATCGGGTCGACCATAATTTCTTCAATCGGCACGTCGTACCAGATGGCCGGAGTGCGGTTTCTGCTGGTATCAGCCGTAGCATTCAATGTATCGCCGTATCGTGTAATCATTCTCGCTCACCTCCTTTCTACAGCGCGTAAATGGCCAATCGACGCCGGTCGTAGCAGATGGGCTGCCACGAGCAGTCGATGAACTGGTTTACCACTCGGTGCTGGTCCGGCGCAGGCTTGGCCGGTGACCGATCCATGTAATCGTCCTCCAAAAACGCGACCTTGAACGCCGTCCAGTCGATCTGGATGAACGGGTCCTCGATGTCAGCGTTGCTGCCGTCGACGATGCCTGACACGGCGCTGCCGCCGGCCCCGAGCTGGGGCACCCAGAACACGGGCGCACGCCTGATGATGACTCTCCCGTCCTTCCAGGCGAGGTCCGGTCCCAGGTTGTCGTTGTTCATCCGCATCAGCCGTTCGAGCGTGCTCTTGACCGAATGAACGGTGTAGAACGCCCTGTCCGGGCTGGAGGTGTACTCCGGGATCTCGACCGGGGGCTCGAAGAACGTGTAGTCCATGCCCCTGCGGACCTTGTCCAGCAAGTCCTCCTCGCTCACGTCGACGTACCGATTCGACCAGTTGCTCCAGCGCGTGTCGGACGTGCTGTCGATCTGGGCGCAGTCGGAGAACGGGTACGGGTTGGCCGCGCAGAATGCGCCGGTCGTACCGCACGCCGTGGTGATCGTGCCGTCGTCGTATACCAGGTAATAGAAGAGCCCGTACGGGGTCGTGTTGTCCGTCGTCGCGGACGGGGCGCTCCAGAAGTCGTTTTCCATCCGTTTCGCAAGCGAGATCATGCCGGCGGCCACACGGGTCTCCACCAGGTCCACGATCTTCGCAGGCGTCCGGTTCGTCTTGAACTCCATCATGTCCCACGCCCATGAACTCTCCGTGTGTCGCCACGGGACGTAGGCTATCTTCATTGTCTCATTTACGTTCACGTCGTCCACGCTGAACATACCGACGTTGCGCGCGTTGCCGTTGTCGTCGAGCTGCACATTCCATTGCATGTGCGTCCCGCTGCCGAAGGTGACGCGCTTCTCCTTCAAAAGACTCGGCATGGCGTAGTATCGCTGGATGTCCCCTGTCAGGTCCGTCCAGTGACCCTTGCCCCAGTCTTTTTCGGTTACGTTGATAAGGTCAGCGAGGTCATCAATACCGAATGCCATCGCTGGTCATCTCCGAAAAGCCCTCAAGTCATGCTTTTTTTGCGCATGAACTCGGCCACCCGCTGCTTCGAGCGGTCGCGTGGGTGCATGGTCGCGTCATCCTTCCGGGCGGTCGGCATGGCGGTCGCATACTCCTCCGCAGCCTGTTGGTCCTGCGCTGCCAGCGCCTTGCGGGCTATGGTTTTCAGTTTGTCTCCATGCACGGCGTACACGGCACGCTTGAAGAGCTGGTCCGGGGTCAGCGGACGTGTCCTCTTCGCGTTCTGCGGCGCCATGCCTGATACTTCGTCCCATACCTCCTGCCAGGCTGCCTGATGCTTGGGCGACTTCAGCTCCGACCACGAGGTCGCGCCGAACACGTCCTTCAGGCCCGGCTCTTCATTGACGAGCTGCTTTACCTGGCCCTCGAACCATTGCTGATCCTGCTGCGCCTGCTGCTGAGCGAAGTAGTTGTTGACATTCACCATCGTCTCCTGCATGGCACGCACTTGCCTGCCAAGCGAACTCAGGTACTTGTCGTTGTGCTCCTTCATCTTCTTGACGGACTCCGCGTACTTGACCATGCCCTCGTCGTACTGCTCGCTGTCGAGCACCACGTCGAAGTCGAACGGGTTGAACTCGTCGACCAGCTCGGGGCCGGTTCGCGTGTCGCCACCGGGCGCCACTTCGGCGCCCTTCTGCATCCGCTCCTGCAAGTAGAAACGCAGCGCATCATCCGATCCCAATGCCCGGATGGCGTCGTCGGAGACTCCGACGGAGCGTGCCAGCTCGACCATCGCCCTGCTGGCTCCGGTCTCCGGCTGCGGCTCATCGGCATCGTCCGGTATCGGTTCTTCTTCAGGCTCCTTGTCGGGCTCGGGCGCCGGCTTATCAGGCGGCGCGTCCGCACCCATCATGCCCGCGAGTATCTCGTTGGGCTCGTCCGAAGCCTTCTCTTCGAGCAGCTCCTCGACCTTCTCTTCGGCTAGCTGCTCGGCCTTTTTGTCCTGTTTCTCCTCTGTCTTCGCTGTCATGGGGTCGGGTCTCCATAGCCGCCGTCGTGGTCGACCACGTCGAACAGCCGGGCGACTCGTTTGCGATGCGTCCGGTCGTTGAATATCGCATCGCCGCGCTCCGTCGTGTGGGTTGGAACGCCGTGTTTCTTGGTGAACTCGTAATACTCCTTGCGCTGCCTGGGACTACAGCCCAGGGCAAGCGATGTCATCGGCCAGTTGCCCGGCAGCGAGGTCTTGAACCGGGTCCACTCGCTCCTGCGGTCCCGTTCGGCTACCCTGCCGTCAGGGAGCGTGACCCGCTCGGGTATCCGCTTCATCGAGTGCTGCTCCTGAACGGTCTCGCCGTCTTCGGTCGTGTAGCAATACCAGGGCATATCAAACCATCTCCAACATCGACTCCGGGCCGCCGCCGCCCGGTAGCAGCCTGGACATGATGGCGTCGTCCGACTCCATGCCCTCGCTCGGGCGGTTCACCCGCGTATTGATCCGCTCAGTCACCGGGGCCTGCCGCTGCTCCATGCCGGCCCTGCCCCGCTCGAGCTGCTCCGGGTCGGGCTCGACGTACGTGATGACCTCCTTCAGCTCCGGCAAGTTGAGCAGCCGGGCACGCAGGTCGACGTATTTCTGCATGTCGAAGCCCATCCCGTACTGCGGCATTATCGGCATCATCGGGATGAGCACGGTCTGTACGAACTGGTCTATCTGGCTCACCCGCTCGATGGGCGACTGCTCACGCAGGGAGTACGGGTGCAACTTGATCGAATACTGGTGATACCCGCCCCGCCGGTGCTCCGGGGCGAACGACAGCTTTCGCATCACGCCGCCCGGCAACTCCTTGACGAGCTGAGGGTCGGACTTCAGGTCGTGCCACTCGTAGTAGCCGATGGCCTCGCAGATGTCCCTGACCACGGCGGTCATCTTCGACTGCATGTCGGCCATCCGCTTCGAGCTGGCGGCCTTGAGCAACTGGTCCTGGGTCGCCGTGGGCGACATCGGACCAAGACCCGCAAGGATGGGCAGCCCGCCACCGACGTACTCGATCAGCTTCTTGACCTGCAAGAACAGGAGCAGGTTGATCTGGTCCACCCCGCCGCTGCTCAACTCCTGAAACTGCGTGTCCATCCGAACGGCCTCGCCGTCGTCCGCGTTGGCCAGCCGCTGAAAGTCGTCCTCGCCCCCGCTCTGAAATATCGGGTTCTTCTTCTGCCGGAGCGCCTGGTCCTCTATCTTGCCGAACACGTCGTTCAGCAGGTCGTTCAGGTCCAGCAGAACGTCCTTGATGGGCGACATCTGGAGGATGTTGTTCGGGACCATGCCGAACCCGAGCTTGTGAAACGGCCCGCTTGTCGGACCACGCCAGCGCATCACCTTCAGGGCCTTCTCGAACCCGTTGGGCATCTCCTTCGGCAGGTAGACCAGGATCTCCTCACGCGGCAGCCACAGCTTCCAGAACTCGATCCAGCGCGCGTACTTCTCGCTCTTGGCGTCGAACTCGCCGTCCGCCTTGACGCTGCGAGTCCCGTCCTTGCGGTATCTGGTCAGCTCGACCGGCCTGACCTTCTCCTTGGCCTCCTTGGTGAACAGCGGGGTGTCCTTGAAGGCGTCCTCCCGCATCCGAACCAGATGGCCGCACAAGCCCATGTCCTCCCAGCGCTCGGCATCGCAGTCGTGGACCCAGTTCTCGAAGCCGATGGTCTTGGTGTATGTCCGGGTCCGGCGAAAGGTCTGGCCCTCGTGCTCGTAGGTCATGTATACGTCACGCCCGACGTCCATGATGCCGAGCGGGCCGACCAGTGCGTCGGTGGCCAGCCTGACCAGCTCGTCCTTGAGGTTCATCTGCTCGATGCGCCAGTTGATGGCCTTCTCGACTGTCTCGGTATAGGTCTTGAGGTCCGAATACTCGGTGGATGCGTAGACCCTGGGGTTGTCGCTTATCAGCTCACGCCGGTAGACGCTCAGGGCCAACTCGACGAAGTTGACGGGCAAGTCCTTGTCGTTCGTCCCGCGGTCCGAGCCGAAGTGGTTGCCGGCAAGGTCGCTGAT